ACCTCATCAATGAAGTTGGTCTTCTCCCGGATCTTATAATTGAACCAATCCTCGGCCACCTTCGTATACGCATTCAACTGCTGGCGCATCGGCACAAAGCTGGCCACAACATCCATACCCAGAGCTTGCTGGAGGAACAATGGCTTGAGCTTCTCAATCGCCGTATCAATGAGCGGCCAATGCAGATCCGCCGCCTTCGGCCAGGGCTTATTCACACGGCGCAACCCATTGTGGCGTAACTCATACCACCTCGTCTGCCTCAGCTCCCACGGACTGCGTTGGCTCACAGCCTCGACAATCTGGCCCTGCAACGCATTCCGCTGTTTATCGCTCATCATAAAATCGTTGTCCTTTCCTACCCCCCAACATCACATCCAGCAAGCGCAACCCCTTTTTCGCTATGCTCTAGTGGGCCAATCTCATCCTCCAACCTCTCCATCAAACTCCGCCCATCCTCGTTCACCGCCCTCAAATACTCATCCATCCGCTTCCCACCACCACCACAGAAAGCCAGTACCACCGCATCCGCCCGATCAGGACTGTTCACCCCACGCGCCCGCAGCTCATCCTTACCCTCCAGCGTCAACTTCCCCTTCCCGTTCGTCCGCACCTTCCGGCTCACGAACTGCTGGAGCAACACCTCATCCGTCCCCACCGGTCCCAGATTCACCTTACCCTCCTCCACCATCCGCCCGAACTCAATCCACATCTCCGCCGCCCGATTCACGAACTGATCATCCCGGATGGCCCGCTCACCAAAGTTCACCCGCCGCACATCCCAACCCTCCGCCCTCAGCGCATCACACATCACCACACCCATTCCACCCACATCCGCATAAATATCCTCAGCCTTCAGCTTCCACTTCCTGAACTCCGATATAAACCTACCCACGCTGGCCATCGTGTCCTTATCCCTCCAGCGGACCAGCCCCTTCACCGTGTTACCCTGACGCACCACCATCACGCTCTCATCCCCGCCCGCACTGAAATCACAACCCGCCGTCAGCCGGTGCCCTTCCAGTTCCTCCTTGGGTGGGCCAGAAACAACCTTCTGCCAGTCAGAGGTTTTGACCGCCGTGAGGCTCCCGTCATCCTCCATGAACTCCGCGTAAATCATCGACCGAACCAGCGGATGGCCCTCGCCCCACCTCGCAAACTGATCATCGATCCACTCCTTCCGAATATGCGGGCAATCAAACGCGGTAACGGTAAAGGTCTGCCACTTACCATCGTTCCGCCTGAATACATCGTAGAAATACCCTGAGCTACCACCAGGACTGCTCATCAGAAGTGTTCTCGTCGGCTGGCACCGCTCCATCGACTGGAAGATCCCGTCCGGCACCGCCTTCGCCTCGTCCACAATATACATCAAATCCCCACTCGGACCCTGCACATGCCAGCCCTCTGCCTTCTCAGGATTGCTCGCCGAGAACCCAATACACCGGCTCACCAACTCCTGACCATCCACCTTCTTGGGATATACATAGCGGATCTCGCCATCCTTGATCGAGAAACCATTCTCCTCTCCTCCCAACCCATTGATCATCTTCCGCAGATGCGGCCACAGAGCGTCGGCCACCTGTCGATACACACCAGCCGTACATACCACCAAACTCCCCGGCCAGCGGAGCATGTGCCAGATCACCGCACTCGCGGCCACCATACTCGTCTTGCCAGAACCATTCGCCGCTTTCAAAGCTACCTTCGAGTGCTTCTCGTTCAAAGCCCCCAACACCTTCTCCTGCCACGCATAGGTATCGCGTAGGCCAAGCATCATCTTAGGGAAGTTCTGCAACTGCTGAGCCTCTTCCAAGAGCTTACGCTGCTTCCAAGCAGGGATATGCGAACCCATGCCGAGTGAAGGGGATTTCTTTTTCTTAATTTGCTTGACTGCCATAAAATTGGTTGCGGGAGGGAGAGGGGGTATAAGGTAACAACCACCCCCCACCTGGGTGGTCCCCACCCCCCGTGGTCCTATGCATTGAACTGCGATCCATCGGTCTCCTATGCAAATAGAGGCTATTACAATAGCGCACTATCCTATTTAGACTGCCCTCCGAAGGCTCCAAGCAGACTACCGCTAATTGATAATTCCTTTCCGCCTTTACCAGTATGTTCTAGTGATGCGCGGGCAACATAACCACGGGTTCTCTCTAACAACCAAGCGGATCCTTGCCAACCGTTGCCGCATTGTCTCACTACGCTAGTGAGTTCTAACTCTCCTTCTAATCTTGCTTTTTCTAATAAATCAGCAAAGTCAGGATTACGCTTTAGGAAGTCATGCCAGCGTCCAGCATTACCAGAAGGGAAACCGCATAGTATAGCTACACGCTCCAATGGGATACCAAGGCGGGCTGCTTCAATAGCTTTTTTTTGATCGGCCTCTGAAACGGGAATTCGAGGCCTTCCCACCTTCCCCTTTTGCCTTGTCTCAACCACTTCCCCACCCCCTTGGACTTCTTTTGTCTTACCCCTAGCCATGACTGGCAGCTTGCCCCTGAAAAAGGCCACTTCGCCACTTTTTTTCGTTTTCTGTTGCAACGTGTAGGGAAGGGGTGCAAAGAGTGGATTTCCTGCGAAAACCGTAGGAAAACGAAACATGAAACAACAACGAAACACACTCAGTGAAACCCAAGCTGGCCTTCTGGCAGTCTTGGCCCTTGCAACCATCATGGCCTTGGTTGGTATGATTGAAATGATGGGGGGTGCAATGTGAAGGAATCCTGCGTTCTCCTCTCAACCTTTTGCTCTTCTGGCTACTCCCGGAAAACCAATCGGTACATTTACTCAACATACCAAACAATCAAAACCAACAGGGAGCGGGGCCTTACAAATCCACTGACAATTGACCATTCTGAGATTGCTCCGGTAAATGGTTTTCCGATTCCTGCCAAACACACACTACTCGCTCAATTGTTAAAGCGGGGACTTCCTGTTCCTGACTACATGCCCCGGTCCTTTAATGTAGTGGACCATTTGAGAACGCTCAGGGAGCTTAGGAAGCGGAAAAAGGAGGCACTGTCTCAAATCCAAAAGGCCAAACAATCGATGCCACTTGGTTCCTTGCTAGGTGTTGAGATAGAACACTACCCACTGTCTTATACCGATTTACCAAAAGGAAGCCTTGGCAATTATGTACATGATGGTTCACTCAACCAAGGCGGAATTGAATTACGAAAGCTTACATGGGTAGGACAGAATGGACGCATAAACGGTATTCTGTCATTAAAACCATTGCTTGAAGGCGCAACAGTGAACCAGCGTTGTGGTCTACATGTACATGTAGACATTAGACACTTACCCACTATTGAAAACCAGAGTTCAACACAACACACTGTTGGTGAAACATATGATAGACTCTGTTCACTCTATCCCATCATCAAAAAGCTTGTCCCTAAATCACGCCTTACTTCCACATATTGTCGCTGGGCAAACAATAGAAGTGGTTCTGACTCATTCCGGTACAATAGCCAAGGCAACAGGTATTCGGCTTTAAATTATGACAGCGTGAGTGAACACGGGACAATCGAATGGCGCATGCAAGGCGGTTCCACTAATGTGGTTAAAATCGAGTCTTGGGCTTTACTCTGCCAGTTCCTGACTCGGTGGGCCAGCATCAGGGGAAACAACATGCCCCGCAACTGGGACCAATTTCTGGCCATTCTGCCCCAATGGTTGGCAAGCTGGTGCGTGTTGCGGCGGGAACGTCTATACGGAGATCTTGGACCAGTCGACGAACGTGTATCATCGGCAGTCAGTCAGACCGAATAACCAACAACAACAACAGAACAACGAAACAATATGTGTAAACTCTTCATTGCCACTGGCAGTCTTACAAAGCAACAGACTCTTAAGCTAATTGATAAGGCGGCTTCGATATTTAGTAAAACTCAAAAGGACGGTTTTGGCTTTGTTGCCTATGGTTCTAATGGTACAACAGCAACAGGCCACTATCTAGAACCTTCCAATTATCCCGGCTTCAATGTTTCACTTCCTGAGTGGGTAGAGTCCAACAGGATTGAGACAGGCGCTATTCCTAGTAATGTGACAGCTCTTGTGTGTCATGGAAGGACTGCCACTTCCCGTGTTATGCTGGCCAATGTACATCCGTTTATTAGCAAGGACATTGCCTTGTGCCACAATGGCGTGTTGTCTTGGATTGGCAGTGGACCAGAACCCAAGGCCCAGAACTATTGCGATAGTGAACAGTTCCTGAATTGGTTTAATAGCATTAAAGCCCCGTTCAACAATACCAAGGCAAACTGGTCTGGCTATGGCGTGTTTGGCATTATCAACAAAAGGAAGAAAACTCTGACAGTGGC